ATACTATCAAGTTCATGAAAGTTTAGATTCTGAAACTCATCTACAATAACAATTGCTTTGTCTAATGTTGTACCACGTATGAATGAGGTACTCCAAAAAGATATGGTTCCCTGTGTTTTAAGATTCCCATAAAGCATTTCAAAGTCTGCTTCTGTAGGCATCTCAAACATAAACTTTACCATATTCTTATATGGTATTTGATATAAAGTGGACTTATCTTCATGATCCCCTGGAAGGAACCCAATTTCTCTAGTAGAAACTAATGACCTTACAATATAAATCTTCTCATAGGGAGTCTTTTCATCCAATACATCTCTAAGAGCATTATAAAGTGTTATAAAAGTCTTACCCGTACCTGCACATCCATATGCGACAAGATTTTGATTATTCTTATAAGAATTATACAGTACTTGTTGATTTGGGGTTAGAGGATCAATAGTCCTCATTAATTCTGTGTTGATTGGTTTCTTTCTTTTCATCTGCTTTGCTGTTAATCCTACACCAATAGGTTTTGTTTTTGATCTTTGTTTAGTTGGCATATGAAAATTAAAGAGGTTTTACTGTGGCACCAGGATACTTAGAAGCTCGATGAAGAACATCATTCCATCCGGGATGAGATTTCTTCAGCTTATCTTGAAAGTCCCCGACTTCTCCCACGCCAGCCACACCTGCTGACCAATCTTTATCCCAATCAGGATTTTCCTTTCTCCACTCATCATATGCCACCATGGACATAGATAGCTCTTTCTTTTCTTTAGTTGTCAAATTAATAACAGGATATGTAGGCATTTACTTATAATAATATGTATTTTTATTTAGAGACCTATTCCAAGGGTTTATAAGTAATGAAACTCTTTTTCCCTGAAAAGGATCAACCATATGATATTTTCCTGGTGGAAAAATAACTAATCTATCAGTCTTTGGGGTTATTATATCATCTTCTAGATGTAATTTTCCACCTTGAAGATTTTCAACTACAAGATAATAAACCATTGAACATAAAGGAAAACTTTCTATACCTTGAGTTCCCAATTCTTCATCTCTGTCTTGATGCCAATCAAAAGGTCGAGTATTGTTTTGTGTCCAAAATTCATACCCTATACAAGAACTCAGATCATAAAAATTACTTGCTAATTTAATAAGTTCTGTACAAAAATTATCAAATTGATGTTCCTGATTTAAAGAAAACCATCTGTCTTTTAATTCATCACCCAGATTATCTTTCGGTAATATCTCTAATATATCACTTCTAAATGTTGGTCTTACTGATATATTATCAAGAATAACTATCATCCCCAGTCAAGGGCCTCTGAGACTGTGGGAAACTGTTCTATAAAAATTTCCCTAATCCCTTCAGCTATATCCATATGTTCCTTTTGAGTTCCATGACCTGATCGTAAATTAATATAATGAATCCAAGACCTTACACTACCGGTCATGTATAAACGAGTAGGTGTAGCAAGAGGGAGTACAAACCTTGCACACTCTTTAGCTACTCCCACTTCTAGCATCTGAGTATAAAGATTCTTCGATGCAATAAAGAGTGTCTCCATTTGACGATTAAGTTTCTCTACCATTTCTGGATCCAAATCATCAATAGAATTCTGTCTGTTCTTAGTGTCCTGTCTACGTAATTCTGGTAACTCAATCGTACCTAGATCATTACTACTAGCATAACGTTGAGAAAACTCTTGATATGTAAAACTCCTATGTCTTAATATCTGAGCAGCAATACCCCTTGTAGTATTAATCTCAACGGTCATGTGTGCCTGCTCAAAGACACTCCAGTGCCCGTGTTGGATACAATACCTTAGTAGACCAGCAAACTTATCATTGTCTTGGTTCTTGGGGTTACTAACTCTGGCAACATATGCCATATGCTTTTCAGCTTCTGGAGTAGTACTTATTAAATTAATTTGTTGTTTCATTTTGGGTCCATGCTATCTAGTATTATATTTCCTGAAATACTAATCCTATCACCTCTACAATTATAAAAAGGATAAACACTATGATTTAATCGTGATGGAAAAAATAAAAGTGTTCCTTCTAATTCAGGATCCATTTCGTATGTATAAGACACAAAATCTCCTAGAATATTCAAAAATTCAAATTTAAAATTAGATATTGAATGCCTATCATTGGATACCCTAGCAATTCTATTTTGCAGTTGATCCTTATATCTGGTAGGAATTTTCATCCAAACTATAAAACTATAAACCCCTGTATGATTGTGAATGGGATTAAACTCATGTTCCTTTTGATAATTTACCCACCATCGTCCCAACATATACTTATGTAAATGACTAACCGGAACTTCTAATCCTGGATTATATTCAAACTCTTCTCCATAACGAAAAATCAATTGATAAAGAACATTCTCCCAAAACCAATTATCTTTATCAATTAATTTAAGACTAGCTGTAATATTGCCTGCCAATCTTTGTTTCTCATTTCCCTTAGCCTCTTTAACTCTATCCCAAAGGAAATTCATTTCCTTTTTGTCTAATTTTACTTCCAACCATCCTAATGATTGGGGTTGAACATTTCTGATGTCTTTCATAATTTTAATCCGGATACCCATCATCATCATCACCAACCAAGTGATTACCTGGTCGATAAGCATCAACATCTGAAAGAACTTCTGATTCTAATGCTTCTACCAAAAGTTTAAGATTTCTGACAATAAGTTTTAATCGTTCTTTGTCCATGACGTTCCTTTTCCATCTAATTATAAGACAAAAAAAGAGGACCTGTCAACTAGGTCCTCTCTCTATTAGTCCAAGTAAGACTTCACCTTGCACACACAACTTTAGATTCTGTGTGCTTGATGCCTCTGTAAACTAATTCAGAGACTTGCTTCTGACAGTTCTTACTGTCATTGGTATCATATTTGATACCACGATAAGTGACTTGTGCCATGGTTTTACTCCTAAAGTAATTGGATTTTAAGGCCCGTTCCTTTAGTCGTTTGCGTCCCCGAAGGGATGAACGTATCCGTTCCGCGACTTACTTGCGGCCCTGAAGGGCTGAACGTATGGATATGCTAACATACCCATATTATATAGTCAAGTAGAACTGTAACATACGATACAATTTAAGAAGTATGTATATGCATATTAAAAGAAACTGAAATCCTATCGTGTCTACTCTCATTTTCACCAACAAAATGCCTAATATAGGAAGGAAAAAGAACTATCTTTCCTGATTGAGGAGAAAATACCCAATTCTGATATGCACTAAAAGTTTTCCTCATTTCCTCTGAATAACAATTTAACATATGTTCCGCAGCAAAACTACTATTATGCTCCATTACAAGGTTACCAGATTCTTCGGGAATTTTAATCCACAAAACTCCTGACATATCGCATCGAGGATGATCATGTAATATATTATAGTCACCCTTTTTATTAATATTAATCCACATATTAGCCATCTCTATCCTAATACCCTCTTTAAAAATGTTATTCTCTTGAAAATAATCACCAATCGATTGATGAATTAAAGAACATAAAAGTGATTCCCTAAAACCATGACTCTTAGATTGCCATCCTCCTCTATTAGAAAAATGTACTCCAACTGGATCCTTCTTCTTCTCCTGATAACAATACTGAATTAATTTATTTTCAACTTTATCAAAAGATTTAATATCAATAGAATGAACTTGAACGCCAAAAATATTATAAAGCATTTCCCATCACCTTATTATACTTTTCATCAGAATGTTTCTTACACTCCCATGCATTAAAAGTAAACCATCCTGTGGTAATATATTTTATCTGAGTCTTACTCACCATCCCATGATGAGTATGAGTGAAATAAGCAGGCCATATTAAAATATCACCCCTTCTAGGTTGAAACTTTCTCTTTTGATTAGGAAAGTTAGTATATCCCCCATCAGTTACATCATTCAAATAAATCATCCATGCAAGTACTCTATCATATCCTAGACCTGGCCCATCATTCTCGCAGTGTTCCCCATAATAGGCTTCCCCTGGATTATATTTTTGGAGTTTAATAGAATTATCTAAATTAAATCTAGCAAGTTGATTAAGATGAGTATATATGTTTATATAATCCCTTAAACATCCATTCAATGCATCCGTAAATAAAGTATACTCCGTGCTCTTCAAAAATATTTCAGTACACTTTTTCCACTCATAATTAACTTCGTTACCAGCAGTTCCTGCCTCCTGCAAATCTATTCTCTTCTCAAAGAAATTAATGGCATGGTCACATCCTTCCTGAGAATAAGCAGATCTTTTACGATAAATAAAATCTTTTTTATTGAACATCTTCTATTTTATAAGGACACATTATCCTTTCAACAATACCAAGAGCATGTTTATTATGCTTGATTAATTTACTCATCCAGATTCTTTCTGTAAGAGTAACTGTCCTACCAAGTCTCATCCTACAAGCAATTTCTGTCAGTCTTAATCTAGAATCTTTAGAAAGCATTGATCACCAAGGGTAAAAGATAATGTTCTGCCTGTTGAATGGCTCTTTGTAAGGATTCTACAGTATCACCTGGCAGAATAGGTACTGTTTGTTGTTTTATTACTGCACCAGAATCTAAATGTTCTGTGACAAAATGAACTGAGCAACCAGTCTCAGAGTCACCACTCTTTAGTGCCTGTTCTACAGCATTCAATCCCTTATACTTAGGCAACAACGAAGGGTGAAGGTTTATCACCTGCCCAGCAAATGCTTCACAGAACTTCTTAGAGACTACTCTCATCCATCCTGCCATCACCACAAGGTCTACCTGATATGCCTCAAAGATTTTAATAATATCATCCTCATTCTTACTAGCAATTCTCACAGACTTTATATCTAACCTATCTGCTCTCTTCTTAGCTCCACAATTCTTTTTATTGTAAACCATAAGTACAACTTCATGGTCAGGACAAGAGTGAACTATGTTCTCAAAGTTAGTCCCTTCACCTGAACACATAACACCAATTCTCATTTCCAATCCTCATAAGGTGGTTCATCTTCCCCAACATAATGCTTAAAGTGTTCTGTGTCAAAGTAAGATATACCACTCTTACCTTCTCTCTCATCCAACACTTCATTGATAAGAATTTTCAACTCATTAACCATCATAGGAGTGAATAACCTACGTGGTATTACCGTTGAAGGTTTATGCTTTACTACCTTTGCTTTAGCAGCCTCCTCAGGACTCAGTTTAGGACTCAGACCTTGTGTGTCTATGTAATCAATAGGTGGGTTACTCATTCCAATGCTTCAGAATCAATGCCGTATTTATCAACCAATTTATCAACAGAAGTTTTCTTTCCTGAAAGTTTTGCTACTTGATAGATAGAAGACTTCTGATACTTCTTTATCTTTTTATATTCCTTAATAAGCTTCTCTACTTCTCTTCTATTGACATGAAGATTAAATTCATCATCTTCCTCCTTACTAACAAACCCCTTAAATCCTTCACTCATTTTCTTCTTTTCTTTTTTACTGGAGCTTTGTATCCCCATTGACTAGGGTTCACTGTACCATGACCATAATCAATTCTCTTAATAGATCCTCTTCCATACTTATCATAATAAAAATCAAAAACATTCATCATTTTACCCGAACGAGTTACATCTAAACGTTCCTCACCATCCACTACATAAAAAACATTAAAGGCATCAGTAGGAAGTTTTCTATCATCCGATTTATCCTGAGTGGTTTTCTCTAAGATAACCTCACAAGAATAATCGGCAGGATTAATTTTAATTTCTTCTTCTTTATTTTCGTCTTCCACTGCCTCTACTCCTCGACTTCTTTTTTTCCCACCAACATTAATAGTCATCCACGACCACCCCACTTAATATCTGGAAAAGCTTCTGCAACTACCTCATAAGTTACTCTATATTTCGTAGATAACTTCTTATCCTTTGTAAGAATAACAATCTCTGCTTCTTTAGGATGTAATCCCTCAAGCATTTGGATAAACATCGTCTCACGACGAATAGCATTTAAAGTATCGTTGCCACCCTTTACAAAATGATAAAGATTCTTAGCCTCTCTACGAAGAGAAGTATGATCCGTTCCTTCAGGTACATCATTAGGTTTAAAAGGAACAGGTCCCTCAGGTATTAATGAGATAACTGTATCATCAAAATTCCATATAAGAATAGAAACAAGAGCAGGATTACGATGTTCCTTTAAAGCTTCTACTTTTGCTACTCTCGATCTTTGCTTACTCACATGTTCAAGAATCTCATGAACAAATGGATTAGGAGGAAGCTCAATCTTCTTAGAAGATTTTGCTACAACTGTTTTACTCTTCCTCTGAGTCGTCTTCTGTGTTGTCATAATTGTTTTCAAATCGAACTGCTACAATTTCATCGGGGATTAAATTTCCATTCTCATCTAACATTTCTGGATGAGTATACACAAACTGAGGTGTGGTTTCATACGAATGCTGTCTTGCCATCCATCCTATCATACCTCCTACTAATAATGCAAGGAACGCAACGATGGTCGTCAACGTTAGTGTTACTATGGTCGTTTCCATGGTACTCCTCCAGAGAGATTATTTTTTTCTGATGTCCAGATAAAAATTAAAATGAAATACTATCTCTCTGTTGAAGAAAGAAAATAGATTTCCAAACTTTACCTGAAAAGTTTTTGGACGTTCTGGTTTCCTCCTCCTATTACGTAACAATAATTCCACACCCCTGTTAATCTCCAGAGGTTTGTCTTTATTTAGATCCTTTTTTGCGTCTTCCTGGTCTTCGGTCATGGCTATACCTCACTCCATCTTCTAGGATTCCTCCCAGATATTTCATTATTTTTCTTGCCTGAGGTTTAGAGATATGATGGTATGCCTCACGTAATTGTTTGTGATCACTGTCTTTACCACCCTTAATATATTCTTTAAGTTCTAATACTACATCAGCAAGTTCCTGTGCAGTAGAACTATGAAGAAAAGAATCTATCTCTGCCTTTGTGGTCTTGCGATACTTTAAAAACTCATAAAACTTGAGTTGCATCTTACCATCAAAGGCATACTCTATGGCATGTTCAATCAAATCATATACATTTTCAAAATCGTCTTTCATCAGACCAAATTGTTCTCTTTAAGGTACTGTACTGTATCGGTACACCCTCCAAGATTATCTCCATTTAGAACAACTTGAGGGAAGGTAGACCCTTGACCGAACTGTTGATAGAAAGCATCACGATCGAAGTCCCTATCGAGTTTATATATAACGTGCCTTAATTCTGCGAGCTGTAATACCTCTTGGATCTTCACACAATAGGGACAACCATCCCTAGAATAAACAGTAAAATTCATTAGATCAGACATGCGATATTTAAAAATTTTATTTAGTTTCTGAGACTACAGTAGCCCAGTCTTTGTCAAACAATTCTAACCCACGATCAGTAAGAACATGGTTATACATCTTCTCAAAAACTTCTGGAGGCATTGTGCATACTTGAGCACCTAAAGCAAAAGATTGAGATACACTCTTCACTCCTCTAATAGAAGCAGAAAGAATCTGAGTCTTAATCCAGTGAGTCTGATAGATGTCAGAAATATCTTTAATAGTATCTAACCCATTAATAGAGTTATCGTCAAGTCTTCCTACAAAAGGAGAAACATATGTGGCACCTGCCTTGGCAGCAAGAACTGCTTGGGCTGCATCAAAAATTAATGTAACATTAACCCTAATAGAATCTCTAGAAAGAAGAGCACACGCCATCAATCCATCTGGTGTACAAGGAACTTTAATAGTCGCAGACTCAGAAAACTTTTCAGCAAGTCTTCTACCTTCATCTACCATCTCATCACAAGTACCAACAACTTCCATGCTGATATCAAGTATACCTAGATCAACAAGTTCCTGATACACCTCCTCAGGATCCCTACCACTCTTCCTGATAAGAGTGGGATTAGTGGTGACACCATCAATCAACCCAGTCTTAAAATGCTTTGTGATAGTTGGTACATCAGCTGTATCTAAAAATATTCTCATAGATCATTTGAAATTTGAATACATTCTACCAGTCAGGGTATAACCAGTCAACCCTATTGATATTACTTTTTCTACCTTTACTAATCCTTTTTATTGTACACTCCTTACATTCATAAGCATATGAAGAAGCTAATTTCATATCTTTACGAACACGATAAAAAGATTGTAAGAGATTTTTCTGCTCCCCACACACTCTACATTCCCTTTCTTCAAGTAGAAGGTGTCCCAATTGTATCTGTTCGTCTAAATCCATATAAAAAAGGACCCTGTAATAGTTAGGGTCCTTTAAGATATTCAGTTTTTGGGAGTCATCCGATACGCACCGTATGCTGCTGCACCTATGGCAACAACAATTGCGATGAGAGCCATTATCCTATTGCAGGAGCAAGTAGTGCAACCTCAGTAGTCTCAGCAGATGCTAAGTCTAGAGGGAAGTTGTGAGCATTCCTTTCATGCATAACTTCCATACCTAGGTTTGCCCGGTTGAGCACGTCTGCCCATGTCGGAACTACCTTACCATTAGCATCTAAGATACTCTGGTTAAAGTTAAACCCATTCAGGTTGAAAGCCATTGTACTTATACCCATACTAGTGAGCCAGACGCACACCACAGGGAATACAGCAAGAAAGAAGTGTAGACTTCGACTGTTGTTAAACGATGCATACTGGAAGATCAAACGACCGAAGTACCCATGGGCAGCAACGATGTTATACGTTTCTTCCTCTTGTCCAAATTTGTATCCATAGTTCTGTGATTCATTTTCAGTTGTTTCCCTAATGAGGGAGGAAGTAACGAGTGAACCATGCATAGCAGAGAAAAGAGACCCACCAAACATACCGATGACACCGGCCATGTGGAATGGATGCATGAGGATATTATGTTCCGCCTGAAAGACAAACATAAAGTTGAACGTTCCTGATATCCCCAACGGCATACCATCACTGAAACTTCCTTGTCCGAAAGGATAGATGAGGAAGATAGCAAAGGCAGCTGAGACGGGTGCGGAATAAGCAACACAGATCCAAGGGCGCATGCCCAGACGATAGGATAATTCCCATTGACGACCCATGTAAGCACAGATACCAATCAGGAAGTGCATAACAATTAACTGATATGGACCTCCGTTATAGAGCCACTCATCTAGAGTAGCAGCTTCCCATATAGGATAGAAGTGCATACCGATAGCGTTGCTTGAAGGGACAACAGCACCTGAGATGATGTTGTTACCATACATTAATGAACCAGCAACAGGTTCACGAATCCCATCGATATCGACAGGAGGAGCAGCAATAAATGCAATGATGAAACAAGTAGCCGCAGTTAGAAGACATGGAATCATTAAGACTCCGAACCAACCAACATATAAGCGATTGTCCGTGGAGGTAACCCACGCACAAAACTCGTCCCAATTCTTAAGCGGGCTGCTCTGTTGTTTTGACAGAGTAGTCATTGAATGAGTGCGATGTTTACTTGTATGAAAAGACTAATCCCTAAGGAATCCCCGTGGTCTTGGTTTGGGGTAGTAAAAGGCAAAAACTTACCTTGATGTATTTATTATAACGGATTGTTAAGTTAATGGCAACACCTATCCACTACATGAAGGGGTATCATAAGGCACACCCATACACATATACTACGAGTATAATTACTAAATAGAGTACGGTATATTATCTTTAGAAATATGAGAAGGATTATTCCTTTCATTATGTTAGCGATGGCGGCAACTCCCTTGGCGGCTCGTGCCGATCTTACATCAAGATTTACATCCAGTGTTCAACTAACAGTAAACTCTGCTGCTACTCAAGTAGAACGAATGGGTTCTTCTTTTAGTATCACAGGAAATAATGTGGACACAACTGATGGAACCACTGCTAACACAGTTAGTGCTGGTACTATAACTTCAGGTGTATATGCTCCTGGTACTATTGCTGCTGTCCAAGATGACCCTGGTGAATCTTTTAGCTTCACTCAGGCATACACTCAAGGAGATGCCCTTGATACTACTGGACCTGATATAGGAGATGTTTCTGCATACTCTGATCAATTATCAACTGCTGCAGGTACTGCTGGATCATTAGCTGGCACAGTAACTAGTCAAGGTGCATTAACTGTCACTGCAGGTGGTGCAGGAACCACAGCTACTGGACAATTTGTAACTGAGATTACTGTTGACTAGATATGAAAAGGTTAATACCTTTATTGTTGCTATTAAGTTACGGGACTGCTGCTAGAGCAGTCCCTGTAGTCCCGAACTTTTCACAAGGCTCGATGACTACCCATACGGAGACAAGTTCTACCGTAACTGAAACTATAAACTCAATTGACTACAGGACAGGATGGGAATACAGCGTAACAGGA